GGATCGGTATCAATTCTAATCAAGTGTCCTTTTCTTAATTCTGGACTATAGATCCACAGATTACAAGTCTTATAACCTAATACCTTTAATCCCCACAAACATTGTTTAGAATAAGTCTTTTCTGCTTTACCCATACACATTGAAACAAAGTTTTCTGGCAATGGTATCTTGATTTCAAGTGTTTCGTGTTCATCTAAGATAACGCCATCAGGTGAAAATCCAGCTTTATCGCCTAAACCTATAAATCCAATTTCTGCAACGTTTTTACCTGTTTGAGTCATAAATGCTTGTCTTGCTTCATCTTCGTATTCCAGACCCCGTTCCATTGCATCTGTAATACGCTTTTCTTGGAATATAATATCAGTTGCACGTTCTATTGCAATCCGTCCAACTAAGTCTTGATAGCCTTCTGAATCTGATTTTTGATATAGAGCTTTAATATCAGTTCCAGTCACACGTCCTTTACGTATTTTAATCCACTCTGGATTAGTCTGAAACATTAAGCCTTCTCTGAAGTGTTGTTCAATAAAATAAAATTGTACTTGATTCATATTTTGTTCTCCTGTTGAAATGTATTATAAACGAATCGGTTTGAATTGTCAAATGTTTTTTTATATTTTTTTATTATGCAGATTTTCAAGGCGATTTTTTAATGTTTCGTTGCGTTTTTTCTTATATTCAATAATTTCTATTTCAGTTTCTATTGCATCATATAAGAATTTTCCGTTTTCTATTTTTACTGGTTTAATATCTAATCTGCCTGTACTAATATAGCTTGAACAAACTCTTGGTTTAATGCCTAATTTTTCTGCAATCTGATCACGTGTGTAGTATGTCATTTTATTTTCCTATTTTTATAATTCTGTTATTAACTCTATCAAGATTTTCAGAGCCGGAATGGTCGTGATGTATTTGACAAAGTCTATAAAGATTTTCTGGTTTATTATTGTTTCTATTTTTATCAAAGTGATGTGTTACTAGATTACTAGTTTCTGAACATACAAAACACCTATCGTACCCAAATATCTGTATTGATTTTTCTATTGCAATTTTTGTGTAATCCTTTACTTTCTTTGACTGTTTTTTAGAAACTCTACGTAATGGAGTACGTTTTAGTCTCTTTGTTGGGTCTGCCTTTAAAGTACTATTCCACTGTTGTATTTTCATATTCTTGCTCCTTGATAAAATCACATAAATCAGTCTGTGGGTTGTTTTTTCTTCCTAGGTACTGAATGTACTCTATAAACAATCTTTGACGTTCCTTGTTCAATTTTGCTACTAGTGTGTCAATTTTATCAAGTTTTTTATTTAAATATTGTTTGTAACTCATTTTATAACTCCATATTCATCTTGATTTTCTGGCATTGGAATATTATTTTGAAATCTAGGTTTACTTCTAATAAATACATCTGTATGAAATCCACCAAGTTCTTGAATTATATCTAAAAGTTCAGCCATTATAGGTTTTCCACCACGTGCAGCAAAATAATCTAATCTTGAAATCCAAGCTGGTTTATACTTATCTTGCATCCATTTTGTTTTTTTATGGCGTTTTTTTAATTCAGAATATCCTAATCTAAACACTCCACGTATCTGAGTATCAAGTGGTTTGGTTAATCCCCAACGACTTATATTTTTTTCGCTATACAATTCTGCGGCTTTCTTAAAAGCGACAGCCCGGATAGCTCTTTGTAAATCAACTACTTCCACTAAATTAGCCATTTATAGCTCCTTTGGTTTGTTTCTTTGGGTTTTCGAATCAAATTCTATATACCCAGCTCCATCAAAGATTCTTTGTCTAGCACGTTCCCCTAATAATTCGCCTAATCCTTTCATACTCAAATTTGTAATAAAGATTGTAGGTAAACAATTCCGCCAACGATTGTCCATTATATCAGTTAGTTCAATCATTTCGCTCTTAGTATCATATTGAACCCCCATTTCATCTATAATCAATAATTTGACACGTTCCCATTTCCAAATCATATTTTCAGAATTTTCCCGGGTGTCTGATTTTGCAGAGAACTTTAATTTAATCGTGTCAAAGAATTCTTTTGCAGTAGTATATTCAATATTATCAAAGTCTTTTGATGTATAAAAATTTCCAAATTTAGATTCATTTAACTGTGCTTGCTCTGCTAACCAGTTTAGAAAAGCCATAATAATCCAAGTTTTACCAACACCAGAAGAACCACAAACTAATAGATTGTTTTTCTGGGTTTCCCATTCTTCTAACCATTTTTTTACTTTTTCTATTTTTGGATCAAAAGACGCATTAAAATCAGCGTGTATAAATCTTTCTTGTTTTCTATAATTCATTTTAGTACTCCGTTTTTGATTTTAAGAAACTGTTATTTGTATCTTCTTGAAAGCCAACACTACGATTATTAGTGCTAAAACTTGAATTTTCCCACTTTCTAATTGCAGCTTTCCAATCTTTCATTGAATTTTTACCTACTTTCCAGCCATTTGATTCATAATGGTCAAACCATTTATCGGGAATTACAGAGTTTTTTCTTTCAGAACAATATGATTTTACTTCATCAATAGTAGGTTTTTTGAATTTTGATTGTTTAGGTTCTTTTATTTCTTTTAATAATCTTAGATATATTTTAGATATTTTATCACCAAATTCAGTTTTACCATTCCAATACTGAGTTAAAAATGGTCTTAATTCAGGGTGATCATAAAAATATCTTTCCTGTGTAGTTAAGTCTTCATAAGAATCAGTCTTTAATAAATATCCCGGTATATCAAGCTTGTTTGTTTGTAAATCAATCAACTTGATTGTTTTTTGATTGTTTTTTGATTGATTTGATTGTTTTTCTTCTACTTGTATTTTATTTGCATTATTATTACCTTTCGGAGCACCTGCGCCTTTTCTTGAACCACCGTGATTATCATTCATTTCACGTACCCGCATAGTTTTACTTATAATATCTATTACAGATAAAGATAAATTAGATAAAGATGTAGATGTAGATAGTCTTGATTGTTTTGAAAAACAATCATCTTGATTGAATTTTGATTGAATTAAAATATAAAGAACTTCTTTTTTTTCATTATCAGGTAAATTATCAATCAAATTAAATTGTTCTTGAAAAATATTTATTACAAAATTACTCATCTCTCACTTCCTTTAATTGGAAACCCCCGCAGTTGTCTAAACGGAACGGGGGTTATAAAGTGTGATGAATCCGTTTAGACTTGGATATAGTATCACACATAAAAATAGTATTTCAAGTTATTTTTTCTTACCGGATTTCAAAAGAAAGTATCTAATACAGTAATTACCTTCATTTGTAAGTTCTCTAAGTTTAGCAAACTTAAAGCCTTGTTCTTGTAAATCACAGATTCTACGTGGCAAGTTTGTAAATCCAAGTTCGTGATGTAATATACATTCCCATGTAGTTAATCCTTTACGTTGATTCTTTTTGAAATATGCTAAAATAGCATCAGTATGTCTTGTAAAATTCATTTTATTCTCCTATTACTGGAATAAGGTTATATCCCTTACTCTTTTGTTTTACACAGAATCCAACACTCGGGTCTTGAATCTCTGCGATGAATCTTAAACCTTTATAGATAGCGATTACCATTTCTGTTTTTCCTTCCAATCTATTATGCAAGTATCACTGCAAAACTTATATCCATCAATTTCTTCAACTATATCAGATGGCAAGAAATAATCACCACATTCGTCACATTTAACCAAATTATCGTGACGCCAGTCTATTATAGCCAATCCGATATTTGCGAGCGTAGACTTATTATTAAGCGATTGTGTGATATATTCTAAGCAACTCTGGATATATTTCTTTGTTGGAGTGTATCCAATTGCATCTTTGATTTCGTTAATCAGTATTTGTTTTAACATTTTAGATCCTTTACATTATTGCCCAAAGAATAACACCTAGAACCATAACTGCTATAAAACCAAAAGCAACTGTTATAGTCCCTGTAATCATTTCCCACAGAGTGATCAATGGTTCTGGTTGTAATCTTTCTTCAAGTGTTAAATTTAAGTCAATCATATTAGTTTCCTCTCTTTTTAGGCGTCCCCTAGTGCTTACAGAAGAGAGGGAGATACTAAGCAAACTAGGGGACATAATGTTTTTCGTTCTCTTCTTGAAATATATTATAGCCGATTCGTTTTAACTTGTCAAATGTTTTTTTATTTTTTTTTATCTAGGCAAAATATGCCTATAAAACGCTGAAATTCAATAATACTTGATTTTTTTATCAAAAATTATTATAATATAGGCAAAAAAGATTCTATAATGGACTTGGTTTATATTATTGCAAATGGTAATGAAAATGAAGACTTAAAATATAGCCTTAGATCAATAGCTAAATATGCACCACCTTTTGATAATATTTGGATTGCAGGGTATAAACCTGACTGGTTAAATGAATATATGGGACATATTCCAACAATTCAAACAAGTGAATATTCAAGATACGCAAAAGCTAGACTTAATATACTTGCTGCGTGTAATACTAGAGCTGTTTCCAAAGATTTTATTCTTATGAATGATGATTTTATCCTTACAAAACCGATAGAATCATGGGAAAAATCAATATTGAAAATTAAAAATACATTAGATAAGCAAGCTCAAATATATATAGAAAAAAATATGATTAGTGAATATACTAAGGCTTTTTCAAAATGTTCCGATTTAATAAAAGAATTATCTAATAAAGAAATTGCCTATAATTATGAATTACATATTCCAATGATTATTAATAAGAAAAAGTTCCTTGATATGTTTACTAACAAAGATATTATAAAATATATGCGTAATAATCTTGTATTTTTATATAGAAGCTTTTATGGAAATCTATATAATGTTAAATTTGATGATATAATTGATGATGTAAAGATTAATTTGAATGTAGATTGTAATAAGTTCGAATCAGAATGGATATCTATTTTTGATGCTTATATAGGGAATAGTAGATATAAAAAGTTCAATAAATTTATACAAGACCAATTCCCAAATAAGTGTATCTATGAAATATAAAGCTTGATTTTTGTTTGTTTTTGTGTATACAATATATATTGAGATATAACAAAAAATGTGAGATATAAAAATGACAGTACCTATAAAAGGTGGCAGACCATTAAAGTTTGAAACACCTGAAATTCTAGAACAAGCAATTAATAATTATTTTGATAAAACTCCTTTAGAGAAATGGACAATTACTGGTCTGGCTTTAGCGTTGGACACAGATAGAATAACTATTTGTAATTACGGAAGAAAAGATGAGTATTCTAACTCGATAAAAAAAGCCCGTCTAAAAGTAGAGAATGCATACGAATTAGCACTAAGAGAAAAGGGTAGAACAGGTGATATATTTGCACTTAAAAACTTTGGTTGGAAAGACCAAGGAAATGTAGATATAACTTCTGACGGAGAAAAACTAGATTCAGGTATGACAGCCCTATTAGCTACTGCCGATAAGATAGCATCTAAGATATCAGGAAAACAAATTGATGAATGAATCAATACTGATAATGCGTGACAACTTTCATGCATTTGCTCAGTTTATTTCAATCGAAGTTTTTAAGTTTAAGGATAATTCAAAGTTCCTAAAGGACTTTTGTGAATTCTATCAATCTATTACAGTTGAATTAGAATTAGGTAAATCTACAATAGCTACAGTATCAGCACCAGTCCAACACGGTAAGACAACAAAGAATCTTATGTGGTTAGCTTGGATGACAGGTAGAACACAAGGTAAAATCCCATTAAACTATTTTTGTGCTGATGATAACCTACGCCGTAGAGCATCAAGGGAGTATCTAAAGATTGTGACTTCAAGAGCATTTGAATTAGTGTTTGGGGATTTTTTTAGTAAAGCTACTTCATCTGATGGTATATTTACATTAATGGATTCTGATATAGGGTTTAGATTATGCGGTGGTGGTCATACAGGATTTCCATCGTCTATATCAATTATTGATGATCCTTATAAAGCACGATCAGACGCTTTTTCAGAAGCAAAAATCAAATCAGTTAAGGAATACTTTGAAACAGACGTATTTTCACGTTTAACACCAGCTTATGCAGTTATAGTTCTACATAGTCGTTGGCACACTAAGGATTTAATTGGTACAATAGACAGAGATCCTAATCGTTGGCAAGCTAAATCATTTGTAAGACCTGCAATACTAGATGATGGTACGGCTTTAATGCCTGAATGGCGTCCTATTGAGTGGTTAGAAAAACAACGTGCTACACTTGGGTCACAGATGTTTGCAGCATTATATGAACAAAAGCCAGTTGAATCAGTTAATTCACCATTTAATATTGATAGAATACCATACGATAATATACCTGATAAAACACCTGTTAGATATTATATTACTGTTGATCCAGCTAATAGTAAGTCAGCTAGCGCAGATTATACCTGTATATTCGTGTTTGCAGTAACACCAGAGGCTAAGTTCTATCTTGTTGATGGATTACGTGATAGATTAAATATCAATGAACGTTCAACCGCTTTACGCAATTTTTGTGCTAAGTATAATCCGGGTTGGGTTGGTTATGAACGTTATGGTATGCAAGTTGATATAGAATATATACAAGCAGAGCGTTCCCGTCTTAATTTACCACACTTGCCTATTGTTGAATTAGGCGGACGTATGAGCAAAGAAGACCGCATATTACGATTAGTAGGTTTATTCAATAATAAAATCCTTATGTTGCCCATTACAATGATAAAGCGTAGTATAACTGGTGATGTTTATGACCTTGTTGCTATAATCATTGATGAATTACTAGATTTTCCAGTTGGTGAACACGATGATGCTATTGATGCTCTATCGCGTATTATTGATATCTGGACAGCAAAACCATCTTATCCAGAAAAAACTATTAAACCAAACACAGGTGCAGAATTGAAGAAACAATTATTGCGTCCTAAAAATACTTATTGATTTTTTTGCTAAAATATACTATTATATACCCAAAGGAGTTACTATATGTTTATTAAATTATTACCAGATGGAAAACTTACAGCAATCAATGCAGAAACTATGGAAGAATTAAAAGCTATGTTTGACAAAGAAATAGCAGATAATATCACTGAAGTAGAAAAATCAAAAGAATCAGCACAAGCAGCATTTGATGCAATTAGTTTAGAAGGGGACAATGATACAATTACTAATCGTAAAGCTAAGGCAGACGCTGAATTTAATATCCTTAAGAATCAACAAATGATTGATAAGTTAAAATCTTATGTTCCATTTGTTAGTGAAAAAATATATGAACTAGAATTGAAAGAAATAAATGGTTAATAAAAATTACGAATTTTGGAAGAAGCAGATAACTACTTCAGAACTAGAACATAAAGCTTTTATAAGTTCTTGGAATGAAGCGCATAGTAAATACTTTAATAAAGGTTCTAATGAAAACTTCCTATTTGAAGTAGTTAATACCTTTAACTCTAACATATTTCAAAAAACTCCAAAACCTTCAATCACGCCGTCTATTAAAAAATTGGGCAAGCCACAAGATGTAGCGGTTGCTACTTCAGCTTTATTAGAACCTATTATTATAGATACATGGACTAAATCAGATATAGATGAGAAATTCCAAACAATTTTAGTGGATGGATTTCTAGCTGGTCGTGGTGTATTATGGCAGAAATATGAATGTGATGAAGTGTTTGAAGAAGAAAAATCACAGGGTTTATTTGCTAAGATAATTAATAGCATTAAAAAACCTATCCAAGTATCATCAGAAGAAACAACAGAAAGACCCGAAGAAAATGTATTCTTAATCGCTGTAGCTCCTGATGATTTTTTATGTTCTGCTGCTAGAGAAGAAGACCTTATATGGTGGAAAGCACGCAGAATACGTATTACACAAGAAACAGTTTTGAAGATATTCGGAAAAGAAGCTCCAGAAAGAGCGTTTACTAATAAACAAAAAGATACATCTGCAAAGACTGCTGATTGTTGGGAAATATGGGATAAAGAGGAAAAGACTCGTACTTATATTTTAACTGAAGCAGATGAATTTATAAAAGTTGATATTGATCCTTATAGTCTTGATGGTGAATTTCCTTGTGATGTATTTACATATAACCAACCAAGAGATACAGTTGTTCCTATATCTTTTTATTCTATGATTAAAACAATCTTGGGTGCAATAGAATCAAGAAATGAAGAGATAAGTAAATTAGAACGCATTGCTAAATATAAGATTGTTTGTAATAGTGATAAACAAGATGATATTCAGAAAATTATAGATACACCTAATGGGGGTATAGCAGGATTAAATTTGCCTCTGGAGGTTGATATTACAAAATATCTTATGGTAGTACCAACAGATTCTATATTGGCAATGATAGAACATAAAAAGAGTTCTATTATATTTGAAAAAGAAAAAATATATAGTGAACTTGCTTTGTCTGACTTGACTCGTGGTATGAGTGATCCAGATGAAACAGCTGCTGCTCAAGGTATTAAAGCACAGTACGGAAATATAAGATTTGGACATTATCAGATAAAATTTGAAAAGTTTATTGAAAGTGCAATGCGTAGATCATCTTGTATTATTACTAAAAACTTCGATTTTGAAGTATTACAGAAAATAGCAGGAACAAAATACCCAACAAGTCAGGAAGTTTCAATGCAAGATGTTGACCCATCTCAATTGATAACTGTAGAAGATTTGAAAGCTGCATTAGATGAATCAGAATTTAATTTTAATATTGATTCATCTGCATTTGTTAATAATCCAGGCATTCAAAACACAATTTACAAAGAATTAATGGATTTCACTAATAATCTAGTTATACAGGGCGGGGCTATAATACAACAAGCTCCTGCAATGGGTGATGCAATGGTTGCAATGGCTCGTATGGCAGTATCTAATAGTAATATACCAAAGTCTATGGCTACAGTATTTATTGATAGTATTGAGAAGGCTATTAAAGATGTTCAGGAAAAAATGGAAAATCCACAGCCAGCACCAGCTCCACAACCAACACCAGATGCTGTTGTAAAAGCAAATGCAGAAGCACAAAAGACACAAGCTACATTAGCGTTGCAAAAAGAAAAAGCTATGATGGATTATAAGGTTTCTCTTGGTGAATTAGAAATAAAAAGGCAGGAAGTTCAACGTAAACAAGCAGAACTTAATGCTCAAATACAGTTTAAGACCGCAGAACTTGCAATGGGACAGAGTATAAATCCTAATATTGCAGGTGATGTTGGGGCTTTATAGAGATTGGATTACGATTAAGTAATGCAAAATACAAAGGTGAAAAACGATGGAAGAAGTAATTGTCGAAACTGGGGCACCAGAAGTAGGGAACGAAACACAGACATCAGAAACGAATGTTCAAGAATTGTCGATACCAGATAACTGGGATCCGGGAATTAAAGAATATTTAGGAACGTTGACTGACATTAAAGCTAAGAAAGCTTACTATGATCGTGTAAAAGATTTAGAAACTCGTCACAATACGAGAACTGAAGAATTTGCAAACATGAGTAAAGCTGAAAAAGCACAAATTGAAAAGGAAAAACAAGAGTGGCAAAGGACAAGAGCTGTTGAAACTCATTGGGATAAATGGTCAAAATCATTAAGTCCCGCTAAGATTCAAACAATACGTGAAAGTTACGGGTCGGAAGCGGCTTATATATCACGTTTACATGAATTGAATGAGATGGCAGAAGAAAATCCTGAAGAATTTGCAATTCGTATAGTTCAAGGAATTGGTGGTATTGAAAAGATTCAAGAACTTATGAATGGTAATGTTGGCACTAAGGTTGGTTCTGAATTCAAGATACAAGATGTCGAAAAACGTATAATGGAACAGATTGAGGCTAAAGAAAATCAAAAGAGGGCACAAGACGAGTACAATTCTTTTATTAACGCAAAAGATGAAAGTGGTAACTCAAAATATCCACACTTTGAAAAAGTACGTGGAACAATGAGTCAGTTATTGCAAGTATATCAAGATAAACAACTACCAGAACTTTATGATATGGCAGTTAGATTATCTCCTGATATAGTTGAATCGCAGATGAAAGCGATACAACAAAACGAACAAATAGCTAACACTGCAAAGGAAGTTATACAAAAGAAAGCAACTGCAACAGGTATTCCACAAAAGGCTACATCTGGTGCAGCAAGTATTAAGACTGAATCCTCTCATGCTTTATTTAACCGTCTGATTAAAAACAATTAAATAAAACAATAGGAAAATAAAATGGCAGACACAGTAAGCTTGCTTTCCGTATTAGCTACTACTTTGAATAAGTGGGGCAATGATGGTGAAGCATGGGATGAAATCACAAAACAAAACGGATTGTTATACTATTTCCGTAAATTTGGACGTGCAGCTGGTTTGGGTCAACTAGATTCAAATACAGATGGTAAAAGAGCAGAAGGTGGAATTAATCGTTTAGACGGTGGTGCTCAGATTGAAGAAATTGTAAGTATTTTGGAAAATACAAACGGTGGATTTATATCTGATGAAACAGCAGTTGATCACGAAGTACAAAACCCAATACGTTCAGCCTTGTTCCAATGGAAAATGGCTATCGTAAATGCTACTTTGAGCAAGTCCATGCTGTTGAAAAATAGCGGTACAGAAAATCAAAAAATTGATTTGAAGAACGCTTTGATTGACAATGCAAAAGCAACATTGACCAACTTGATTGGTTCAGCTCTGTGGCAAACCGCCGACAGTTCTTCAATTGATGGTATTCCATTATTGATTACTGACGATGGTACTACAACTGGTGCCGGTGCAGTTGGTGGGTTAGAAACCACTACATATCCATTGTGGAAAAACAAATTCGTTGATGCATCTGCAACTGTTGCAGCTGTAACTAACGATGTATTGTTTACAAAGACAGCATCATTGTTGCGTCTTTGCACAGTCGGTGGAACTAAACCAGACGTTATAGTTTGTGGCGAAGAATTGTTTGCTCGCTACGAATTAATGTTGGCAGACCGTAAACGTATCATGCAATCTGATGCAGCAAAAGAACTAGGTAAAGCAGGATTTGACGCTATTGCTTGGACAGAAGGTACAACTATCTTGTACGATGTAAACTGCCCATCCAACCGTGCTTATATCTTGAATACTGAATTCTTGAAGTTCAATGTTCATAAAGATGCTGACTTTACTGTTGGTGAAGTAAAAGAAGATCCATATGCACCAATCTACAACTTCCCAATTACCTTCTTTGGTAATTTCTCAGTTCGTAGACGTAATGCACAGGGTGTTCTGTTGTTCGACTCAGCTTCTTAAGCTGAAATATCCCTGCTCTGAAATATGGGCAGGGATTTAACTAAAGAGTAATAAAATGAATGTTAATAAAGTAGAAGTTGTTACTTGTCCTAAATGTGGATGGAAACATTCGCTAGGAACTGTTTTTTGCAGATTTTGTGGTTCTACATTTGGAGAAATTAAAGAAGTTCCTTTAAAAGTAATTAAACCAAAACCAATTAAAAAAACATCGAGTAAGAAATAATGGCAGATAAAATAATAAATCTTATTAAACAATTCAATATTCGTACAAAGACGCCTTTACAAACAACTTTGACTTCTTTGACTGATAATAATAATGAATTTGTTACTTGTTTTTCAAGAGCTGTTAGTAGAATACAAACTGATGGTAAATGGACACCAACTATTGTATTTTATAATATAACTGGTGATGGAGTATCAGATACTTTCATATTGCCCGCAGATTTTGTTAATTTAGCAACTCCACAATTATATGACTTTGCTATAAAAATTCCATTAACTGCTGCAACACCAGAAGAATTTATTAAAATTAAAATGTTAGGATTAAATGGGGAACCTTTACTTCAATACATGATAATTGATGGTAATTTACAGTTTAGTCGTGCTCCAATGGTTGGTGCAGTAATAGGAATGGCTTATTATTCTAACGGGCTTATAAATAATTGGGATGCTGGAACTTCAACTTATAAAACAGGCTCAGTATTTAAGAATATAAATGATACATTTAAGATAGACGATGAATTATTAATTCTAGGGGCTCAGATGTTCTATGCACAACAATTAGGTATGCAAGACGCAGGAATAGCTGAAACAGAATATAATAAGCGTCTAGACTGGGTTAAAATGAAGCTAAATCCACCATTCATAAAAGACGCAGACGGTAATATTAATAATAAATTGTTGCAACTTATCAAAACTTGGGGAGTTGCTTCACAACCTTATTTTGGATAGAAATGCCTTCATCAAGAATAGTTTTATCATCTCATATTAAAGGTTTGAATCTTAAATTACCTTTGGATTCAATGCCTGCTGACACTTGTTTTGTAATGGATAATCTTATTCCAGATACAGATGGGGATAGATTACGTCCTGGATTTGATATTCTAGAATTAGCTGAACTTGGAGAAGTAGTTCCAAAATATATATCTAAATTTATTAGTGGATCAAATAAACACTTAGTACTAAAAGGTGATGACGATACTTTTTATTCTTTTGATCCAGAAACAAAGGATCAAATAGCTTCCTTAGCCACAAGTACAGATTATGAAATTAGTAGTGGTCAATTTACAGATGGTGCCGGCGGTCAGTTATTATTTATATGTGAAGAAACCGAAGGTAAAATTATAACCTACAATGGTGTTAATTTTTCATCTACTGGATCATTTACTATTCCAAGCGGAGTTAAACCATCAAGACCAACTTCATTTAAAAACAGACTGTATTTCATAAACAAAGGTACTACAAGTATTTATTATGGTGGCGTTCAAGCTGTTTCCGGAACATTAACTTTGTTTGATGTATCTAGTTTTATGAGTTTAGGTGGATACATTGTAGGATTAGTCAATTGGCGTCAGAATTCAAGCGTAGGTATTCAAAACGTATTAGCTATTATTACTAGTGAAGGTGAAGTATTAGTTTACAGTGGAACATCACCAGAGGCAACAGATTGGCAATTAAATGGCGTATACACTATCCCAAGACCAATTGGTAAAAACTTCTATGAACTATTTGCAAGTGATGTATTTATTACAACAGAGAATGGTGTATTCTTATTATCTCAAATTATTCCACAAGATGGACAGAATGTTAGTGCTGTGTCAGATGCTATAAATCCTGCATTTTATAGTATTGATTCAACTTATAAAGATATTGTTTCTCCAGTATGGTTAAAGACACTTGGATTAGTATTTGTGATATATGGGGATAATAAGATATTTGCTTATAATGTTAGAACAGGTGCATGGTGCAATATAGTTGGTTACAATGCAGTTCAAATAGTTGAGATTGGTAGTGATGTTATATTCTTAAATTCTAGTGACGAATTAATGAAAATAACGCCCGGTGTATATACAGATTACCCAGATAATACACCTATAAGCTATTATAAACAAGGTGCATTCATTAAATCACAAGACGGTACTATTAATCAAGTATTAAGAGTTAAACCTTGGGTTAAATCATTAACTGCGATCACAATATACAAGCGCATAATGACTGATTTTATAGGTGATACATCAGGAATTATAGCAACAAATAATGGAGCAACCTCAACTTCCATGTGGGATGTTGCAGAATGGGATACTAGTTTCTGGACAAGTGAAGGTGTGTTAGATAAATATAAAGGGGTTGTTCAATCGGTACCAGCTCAATTTAATTCAGTTGGATACTTTGGGCAATCAAATCAACAGTTGACACTGATGAGTAGTGAGATAGTGTATATCACAGGAACAGGCGATGCCTAATGTTGTATTATGTAAGGATTCTCCACAGCATTCAGTTTATAAGCTTGTTGTAGAGAAATTATTAGAAAAAGAAGGGAATTGTGCAGTGCTCAATTCGTTGACACTTGGGTTTATGGAAGAAAATAAAATTGTAGGTGGTGTCATTTTCTCATTGACAAATCGTATAATTTACCTTACAATATGGACTGAGAATTCGAATTGGTGTACCCGAACAAATTTAGCTAACATATTTGAGTTAGGATTTGATTTTGGGGCAATAGTAATTAAGTGCACCACAGATTATAAAAACTATCGTGTGAATAAGCTCTTACGTGGGATTGGTTTCCGGCGTGAGGGCATTTTGCGTTTTTCAAGGAATAATGGACACGATGAAATAGTTTGGGGTTTAACAAAAAAAGAAATGCAAGACCAGAAATGGTGGCAGAGTATAAGGAGTAAATAATGGGTGGCGTAATTTCAAAAGGTGCGGATATTCTAGGAGTTGGTAATTCAGCTGGTCATATCACTACGCAGAAATACGATCCAAAACAAGGCAACCTTGGTGTTGATATGGGTAATCTTGGTTCTGCATCTGTAAAGCAAAATGCTGATGGTACTTGGTCAAAAGTATTTAATCAAGGTGCTAATGACTTAACAAGAACTAATTTACAAACAGAAATGTTAGGTGGAATTTCTGCTGATCCTAATGCTGCACAAGATGCTTATTATAATTCACAAATGAGAATGGTAGAACCACAATTTCAAAAAGCACAATCCGATTTAGATGAAAATTTAATCAATCGTGGTATTCAAGTTGGTGGTAACCAATATTCTACTGCTATGCAAAATTTATTAAATTCACAAAATACAGTAAGAGCAAATGCAGCTGATCAAGCATTGATGTCTGGACAAGAATATACAGGTCAACAGATTCAAAACACAAATCAACTTGGTGCTGGTCGTGATGTTAATACAATAGCTTCATTAATGAGTGAAAACACAGCTTATAATAATGCAAATAAGGCAGCGTCAGCAAGAAATGCAGAAGCTGAGGCATATAAAAATCAAAGAAGTAATAATATTATGGGTTTCTTTGGAATGTAATTAAAAGGAAAATACAATGGAAGCAATATTACCATACTTAAAGCAATTATTACAAGGTAGTGGAGCAGCAGCAAGTGTTATGCCTGTTACACAACCACAACAATCTGATCAATCTCAGCCTCAGCAAGCAATGCCTGCTAATATGGCTATTCCTAACACTAATCTAAAAAAGATAGGCTCAACGGCTATGAGTTTCTTAGGAGGATTAATATAATGGCATATATAAAACCAAATTATACTGGAATAGATAGATTCTTAAATAATGTTGCTACATCTGAAACTCCTCAGAGTACTTTACTTATGAATGGGCAAAAGATGGAAGGCAATATGGGGCTAGCTAGATTAGGTCATGGTATTGCTAAGTTATTGATGTCTGGTAAAAATCAAGAAAATGCACAGAACTATGGGGCAGAACAGCAAAACGCATTAGCGTCTGGTAATATAGAAGAAGCTTCAGGCAATGCAGCAGCAGCTGGCGATATGGAAAATGCTGTTAAATTAGCAGCAGCAGCAAATGATGCAAAACAACGTAATGCTATGTTAGGTATTGAACGAGCAAAGTTAAACGCAACACAATCTGAAAAACTTTTAGAAGCACAGAAAAAAGCACAAGCAGATGCATTAGCTAGAAGTGCAGCACTAAAGGCGGTTACAACATTAGATGAATTAGGAACTAGTGGTAAAATAAATGCTATGAATAAAGCTTCCGATAATTGGTTCTTAACTGGGAAATCTTCTGAGAATATAGGGAAAAGAACAGCTGCATTGGCTTCATTATTACCATTTACAAATATGGCAGCAAGAGCATCTGGTGGTTCTGGAATCAATACTATTGGTGAAATGATGGCATATCTTGGTATTCCAGAAAATGCTACTAGTGAACAAATTAAAGGTGCGTTACCTGGATTAAAAACAAAATTAGGTATGACAGATGCTGAATTAGCTTCTGTTATGGGAAATGTTCCTGCAACTAAATCAACTTTCAAAGTAGTAAAGGCTGAATAATGGCAAATTGGATTGTTGAACTTGATGGAAAGAAATATACGTTAGAAGGTGGTGATACTGCTCCTAGCGAAGAAGAAGCACGTGCTGCTATTGGTGAATTTAGTAAACCAGTACCAGATACTTCTCTTAAAACAGCTCTTAATACAGTTAATACAGTCGGAAATTCAGCACTTCAAGGTTTTGGGGATAAACTTGGTGCAGGAATGGATGCAACAGCTCAATATGCATTAGATAAACTTGGTGGAAGCAATTTAGTACCACAAAAACCAACTGGTGAATCAGCAAGTTGGCGTGATAGATATAATAGAATTAGACAATTAGATGAATTAGAACAAACAAAGTTTCAAGAAGAGCATCCTGCATTATCGATTGGTGCAGATATTACAGGTGCAGTTGTAAGTCCTATTAATAAATTATTACCTATTGGCGGCGGAACTGCATTAGCAAGAGTTGGTAAAGCAGTCGCATCTGGTGGTGCACTTGGTGCTTTACGTGGTGCTGGCATGTCTAAAACTAATGAAAACCCATTAGAAGAATCCTTAGAAGGTGCTGGTTTAGGAGCTTTAAGCGGTGGATTATTAGGTGGCGGAATAGAAGCAATAAAAGCTGGCATTAAACCTATATTAGGCATGACAACTGGTGCTGGTAAAGGTGCAGTTGAAAGAGCTTTTGAATCTGGTAAACGCGGTTCTACTAATTTTATTAAAAGTATGAGAGGTGAAATTCCTGAAACAGAAATTGTAGATGAAACAAAAAAAGCGGTTCAAAACATGTATAATAAAGCTGCTGAACAATTGTCCGCTGGAAAAGAATCAATAGGGAAAACAAAAATTGATCTTAAACCTATATTAAATTCCATAAAAAGTACTGAGAAATCTTTTGAAATCGAAGGGGTTAAATCATCTTTGATAAATTCAGAAGAGAAAAAGGTTTTAGATAGAGCAAAAGAGTTAATTGATTTATTTAAGAAAAACCCACAGGCTCAGAATGTTAAAGGGATTGACGCATTAAAGCAAACCATAGGTAAGATTCCTGTTGGAAATGATGTTAGTGCTATGAGATTAAGAACTCAATTGTATAATGATGTTAAAAATACAATTAATGAATCTGCACCAGAATATTCTGCAATTATGAAACCTTATGCTGATACAATGGAAAAATTAAATCAGATATCGGGTGAATTAGGAGTAAAAACAGGTAGAGGGGGAAATATTTATTCTACACTTGGTAAATTACAATCTTCTATAAGAAATGATGCAGGTACTAGATATGGGGCAAGACAAAATTTAATAAAAATGTTAGGTGATGAATCCAGTGAAAAGATATTAGATTCTGCAGCTGGGCAAGCTATGAGTGAAATTGTACCTCGTGGTTTAGCTTCTAAAACAGGGGCTACTCTTACTGGTGTTGGTGCACTATCTACTCCAATTGGAGCAGCTGGGGCTTTATCTTTACCTTTATTTTCACCTAGAATTGTCGGTGAGGCAGCTTATGGATTAGGTAAAGCGTCATCTAAATTACCAAAAGATTCTCTAATGAAAGCAATTGGAGCAATTTTAGCAGGACAGGAGCAATAAATGTATATTATTACTAGTGTTTTTAATATTTTAGGAATTATTGGTGCAATAGTATTGTTTAGTGCATTATTAAACATGTTTTTTACAAAGAGTTATTAAATGAATAAATTAGATGCTTTTATCTTTGCAATGTATGGCGCAGCTAGTGATTTGCATTATGTTGCTTTGATGGAAAATAATTGGGCTGCTCATCTGAAAGGAGATAGGTTGCGTGATGGATTATTAGACTGGCGAGATAAAATACAAGAAGTTCATTGTATCCCAATGGAGGACTTCTTTATCACTGCAAAAGACAGTTTTAACGATACTTCTGAGATATTGAAATACGAATCACCAAAAACAGTAAAAGATGCAGAAGATAAACTATATAAAATTATATCAGATACATTAGTTTATATTAAAACATTGGAAAATAAACTACCAATAGGAACCTTAAATATGGTGCAAGGATTTGCACAAGATTTACAACAGAAGATAGCCTTCTTAAATAAAATGGAGTAAAAGATGCCAGTATTCACACCAAGTTTTGATCCAATTGTTGATAGAGATGGTGGAGTAGCTATTTTAGCTAGTAAATTCCATCAACTTATTAACGTTGATTTAATTGCATCGTTTGCAGAATGTTTAGATAATTCTACTAACTCTGCATTAGTTGCTCCAGTAGGATTTAACGATCAAAGATTAATATCTGTTGGATATGGGATAGGTTTAACAGATGTTGCAAACGTTGATAATGTTAGAAGTCGTGAAAGTGCGTATGCAATTGCTGTATATGATTCTGATACAAATGCTTATTCTATATTCTTTTATCCAGCAGCTTACACACAAAAAGCAGGTATGAATATTAATGTAAGATTTAAAGATGTTAATGTTGCAGATGCACCTACATTTACAATTAATTCAAATGATACTTATCCTATATATATAAACGGAGATACAGCAAAAGTTGGCGATATATATCCCGGTATGGTGGCATCTTTGACATTATCTGAAGAACAGTGGGTAATAGCTTCTAACGGTTTGAATCAAGCCGGAATGATAATGGGAACAATTATTCAATCTGTTATACCACTGACTGATCCACGCGTTCTTGCATTAGATGGTAGTACTATTGATACAACTGGACAATATTTAAGATTTAAGGAAAAAGTTGCTGCAGCTGGAGTTACTTATCCATCATTACTAAAAACTGCAGGTGATTATACAGCAGAATTAGCAGCAAAAGGACAATGTGGTTCATTTGTAATTGATGATATTGCTGGTACAATGAGATTGCCAACACTTACTAAGTTTATATCTGGTGTATCAACATTAGCTGATTTAGCAACAACAAATTTAGCTGCTGCACCAAATATTACTGGCAGTTTGATACATCTAAGTGAACAATGGTCAAATTATGGAAGCGCAACTGGAGCTTTTACTAAGGTGAATGATACAAATACTCAAACACCTACATTTTCTGGAAGTGGAGGTGCAGATACTGCTAATTTTAGCGCAGCATTATCAAATCCTATTTATGGTAGAGATACAGATTTATACCCAACTAATACAAAGTATCCTTTTTATGTTGTTGCTTATGAACATGTGCCTGCTGCTTATTGGATGTATTCTCATGATTTATTAACAGAAGAAAGTCGTTCAAAAGCTTCGCAACATCCAGCTTCTGCAATTGATTTTGATAATGGCGATACTTCGGTTACTGATTTACAGACTAAATTAACAACAATGGAATCAACTATTAATAAAGATGTTGCAAATGGTTATTGTGGATTAAATTCTGATGCAAAGATACCATTAGTTAATATTCCAGATAGTGTACTTGGACAATTAGAATATCAAGGAACTTGGAATGCAGCTTCTGGTTCATTCCCAACAGCTACGCAAAAAGGGCAATACTGGATAGCAAGTTCCGATGGAATAGGTACAACAATTGCTTATAAAACTGGTGACTGGGCTGTTTATAATGGTTCTACATTTGATAAAGTAGATAATACAGATGCTGTTGCTTCAGTAAATGGTAAAATTGGTGTTGTAGTACTCAATAAAACTGATATTGGATTAGGAAATGTGGATAATACTGCAGATTCTGCAAAACCTGTATCAACTGCTCAGCAAACAGCTTTGAACTTAAAAGAAAATACAGCTAATAAATCTCAAAGTATAACAACTGATACTGGTAGTACAACAAAATTTCCAAGCGTAAAAGCAGTTCAAGATTATGTAGATATTGCAGGAGGTGCAGTTACATCTGTCAATGGCAAAACTGGAGTAGTTGTTTTAACTGCTGCCGATGTTGGAGCTTATGCTACAACTTATAAATTAATAAATACAGATATATCTGCAACTGCTGCAATAGACCAGAGCAAGATAAATGGGTTAACTACTTCATTATCTGGTAAAGTAGACAAAGTTACTTCTGCTACAACAAATGCTCAGCTCTATGGTAAAACTGCTGCGGGTGTTCAGACAATGTATGATATCACGCAAGATGCAACAGCAAATAGTATTGTACAGCGTGGAACATCTGGAGTTACAGTAGTTGGCACTCCAACAGATAATACACATGCTACAACTAAGCTATATGTAGATAATTTTGATTGTGGAACAATGGAGTAATTCCTTATGACCAAACAAAGAACATTACAAGTTTACCGTGGAACTACTGTACAAAATGACGCATACACTGGGGCTAGCGGCGAAATAACTTATGATACTGAAGAAAAAAGAGTTCGTGTGCATGATGGGGCTACTGCCGGTGGAATAAGACTAGCAAAATCTACTGAGGGTGTTCCTGTAGGTGGTGATTACGTTGTAGAATCAAGTACAGGAGCTAATAGTTGGTATCGAAAATATGCAAGTGGTTGGGTAGAACAAGGTGGAAATAAATTAAACAATACAACAGCGTATACACTACCTATAGAAATGGCAGATACTAATTATAATATACAATGTTCAAATAATGATAATGATAATGTATTTGTTTATATAAAATGTGTTAAAACTTCCACAACTGAAATTGCAATTAAAGGGTATAATCTTGGATCAACAAATAATGATTGGGCAGGTACTTGGTTAGTAATTGGACAAGCAGCAGCATAAAGGAAAAATAGATGGCTAAACAAAGAAATTTACAATTATTTCGTGGATCTGCAGCACAAAACAATTTGACTACTGGATTGGTTGGTGAATTAACTTATGATACTACAAATAAAAAGATTCGTATTCACGATGGGACAACCGAGGGTGGATTTGCTATTGCAAAAGATTCAGAAACTGTTCATATTACTGGGACAGAAAGTATTGCAGGTGGTAAAACATTTACTGATAATATATATGCACCAACCGCTGCTCCGGGTACTAATACAACACAGGTAG